AACAACAACAGGAACAACACCAAGAGTATTAAATGTTGCTACCCCTTCTTCAGGGTTAGGTAGAAATCCATCTTTTACAGGTAATGGTACTGATGGTGTTTTATTATGGGGTGCACAATTAGAAGAAGGAACTTATCCAACTTCTTATATTCCTAATTTAAGTACAACCTCAGGAAGTACAGTTACAAGAAACCAAGACATCTTCACAAGAGATGGTATAGGTAGTTTGATTAATGATAGTGAGGGGGTTTTGTTTGTTGAGATAAGTGCTTTGGCAAATGATGGAACAAATAGGCAAATATCTATATCTGATGGAACATTTTCGCAAAGAATTTATTTTGGTTTTAGAACAACTGATAATGAAATTATAATGAGTTCAAATAATGTTGCAAGTGGTTCTTATAATGCTGTAACACACGTTTTAAATAATGCTACTTTAAACAATAAATTTGCATTTAAGTATAAAGAAAATGATTTTGCTTTATGGGTAAATGGTGTGGAAGTTGGAACTGACTTAATTGGAGTTGTCCCTACAGGATTAAATAAATTATCCTTCGATAATGGAAGTGGTTCTTCTCCTTTCTACGGCAAAGTAAAACAACTACAAGTATATAACACAGCACTAACAGATGAGGAGTTAACACTTTTAACAATACCACCTAACAGTACTTATTCAACATATGCTGAAATGGCAAATGCATTAAATTACACACTACAATAATGGAAAAACCAAGTTTAGAAATAGGAAATAGTAACTGGGCTATAAAGGAGGGAGATCTATTAGGATACAATAGAGCAGGTAATGATTACTTACCAATACCTATAACAATGACCAGAGCATCATTAGGGACAAGAGTTAATCCTGAGGGCTTAGTAGAAGATGTAGCGTTGTTAGGTAGTGAGGAGGTGGTAGATGGTAACTTTCCTTTACCTAATACTAATTGGATTTTAGGTGGTAGTGGCTCTAATATTCCAACTATCGGAACAAATGATGTAACAATTAATTCAGTTGATGGTAATTCATATATTCAACAAAGTGGTATTTTAACAAGTGGAAAACATTATAAAATTACTTATGATGTTATTTCAGCAAGTGCAACTTCTAATGTTTTAAAATTAGCATCATCTTTTGGAATGGGTTCTATACCTACATCAGTAGGACCACAAATTGTTTATGGAACGGCTGTTACTTCAAATTTATACATAGAAAGATACTCAAACGGAGTAAATGCTACTATAACAAACGTATCAGTAAAAGAAGCAACAATAGATAACTTACCAAGAGTAGATTATACAGATGGTACTTCAAGTTTATTAGTAGAGCCACTGAGGACTAATCTTGTTACTTATTCAGAAGATTTTAGTCAATGGGTTAGTACTCAAGTAACGATTGAACCAAATGCAACTACAAGTCCTGATGGAACTTTAAATGCAAGTAGAATTACTCCCACTACAACATCATCAGTACATTTAATTTCAACATCAGGTTCTACTACTATGGCTATATCTATTTATGCAAAATCAAATGGCTATCATAGATTTAGATTTAATTCAGGCTCTTCAGGAAACGGCTATGCTTCTTTTGATTTAAACGCAGGAACAGTTATTAGTAGTGGAGGAACTTATTATACAAGTAGTTCAATAGATAGTGTAGGTAATGGTTGGTATAGATGCACTTTAGTTTTAACAAGTGGCGTGACATCAGTTACAACTTTGGCTATTGAAGATAATAGTGGGAATGTTTCCTTTATAGGAGATGGAACAAGTGCAATTTATACATGGGGAGGTCAGTCAGAAGTAGGTTCTTATCCAACCTCTTATATAAAAACATCAGGAGGCACAGTAACAAGAGTACAAGAAACATATGAAAAGACAGGAATTAGTAATTTGATAAATAGTACAGAGGGAGTTTTGTTTGTTGAGATTGCTGCTTTAGTAAATTCAGACACAACAAATCCAAACAGAGGTATATCAATTAGTTCTGGCTCTACAAATAACACTATTTATATTTATTTTCAATCTTCAACTAATCAATTTAGCATTATACTTATATCAGGTGGAACAACTCAATTTTTATATAGTACAACATCTTTTGATGTTACATCATTTAATAAAGTAGCATTAAAATATAAGCAAAATGATTTTGCTTTATGGGTAAATGGTGTTGAAGTAGCAACAGATTCAAGTGGTAATACACCAACAGGACTTTCAAAATTATCATTTGATAATGGCGCAGGAAATGATAAATTCTTTGGCAAAGTAAAACAACTACAAGTATTTAAAACAGCATTAACAGATGATGAACTTACAATACTAACAGGTACATCAGGAGTACATTTTTTTCCATCTTATGGAAGTATGGCTGCGGCTTTAACATATACAATAGAATAATGGCAAATCCAAGTTTACAAATAGGAAATAGTAACTGGGCAATAAAAGAAGATGATCTTTTAGGTTACAGTACAGTAGGAACAAACTACCTCCCTAAACCAATGACAATGACAAGAGCCTCAGCAGGTACAAGAGTTAATCCTCAAGGACTTGTTGAAACTGTTGAGTTGTTAGGTAGTGAAGAAGTATCTTGTGGTAATTTTGAATGTGCCAATCCTAATGGTGTTTGGAACAGAGGAACAGGTTGGGGTATTAGTGGGGGAACAGCCACATATGATGGTAGTGGAGGTACACAACCAATATCTCAAAGTATAGCAAATATTCAATTAGGAACATTTTGTAAAGTAACTATTGATGTTTTATCGAATCAAGGCGGTGGTAATAATACTATTTTTTTAGGAGGAACAGTTGTACAAGAAAGTCATTTAGATGTTGGTTCTTACACTTTTTATGGTTCTTTTACGAGTAATACAAATCTTTACATATATGGAAGAAGTGGAGAAGTATTTGAAATTGATAACATATCAGTAAAAGAAGTAACAAGAGATGGTTTAGCAAGAGTAGATTATACAGATGGTACTTCAAGTTTATTAGTAGAGCCACAGAGGACTAACTTGATAAAGTATTCAAGTGATTTTAGTAATGCTATTTGGACAAAAAGTGGTTCAAGTGTAACTCTAAATGCCACAACATCGCCTGACGGAACTATAAATGCAGATAAATTAGTTGAGGATACGAGTACAGGAGGGCATCAAATACAATCAATAACTTCATCATCTAACTCTACGATTTACACTACATCTGTATTCGTAAAATATGCAGGTAGGGAATGGATAAGATTTACAGACGCACAATCTTCTAATAGAATACATTTTAATACACTAACGGGAGTGTTTGGTACAGTTTCAGGAACTGTAATTGATTATAATAAAACTGCTTTAGAAAATGGATGGTATAAATTAAGTCTTACTACAACATCAGTCGCTACAGCATATACACCAAGAATCGCATTAGCAGAAGCAGATAATGATGTTAGTTATACAGGAGATGGAGTAAGTGGGGTTTACATTTACGGATGTTCTTTAGAAGAAGGTTCTTATCCAACAAGTCTGATTCCAACATCAGGAGGTACAGTTACAAGAGTACAAGAAACATATACAAAGACAGGTATTAGTAATTTGATAAATAGTGAGGAGGGGGTTTTGTTTTTAGAAGTTTCTGCTTTGGCTTTAACAAGTACATTAGAAATGCTTTCTTTAAGTGATGGTACTTATAACAATGTGGTTTTGTTTAGATATTATGATACTTCAAGTAATGACATACAAGTTCAAGTAAAAGTTGCAGGTTCAACTCAAGCATCTATGTTATTTACTCTGACAGATGCAACAGATTTTAATAAGATTGCCTTTAAATATAAAGAAAATGATTTTGCTCTATGGGTAAATGGAACTGAAGTAGCAACAGATACAAGTGGAAATACTTTTACAAGTGGTACATTAAATAAATTTTCATTTGACAGAGGAGATGGAAGCAATCCTTTATTCAGTAAAGTAAAACAACTACAAGTATTCAAAACTGCATTATCAAATTCAGAATTAGCAACACTAACATCATAAATAAACAAGGGTAACAATTACACACATAAAAATAACAAGAGTAAAAAAGTATAATTAAACAAACTAATAGTTTCTATAAAGAATAAATAATAAACTATACATAAGAAGCACAATAAGATAAGAAAATTGAAAAAACTATACATATAATAACTAATAGTTATAACCAAAGATTAAGAATAAAAGAAATGAATATATACAAACTACAATACACAGACAAAACAGAAGGAGATGCTGACTTACTTTCTAAAGGTACTTATGAAGTAGTAACTGAAGAAGGAGTAAGTCAAGATGTTTACATTAATGGTACTCAAGCAATAGTTTACATAGGTAAAATAGTAGAGATCCCAGGAACGTATGGCCCTGATGGACACGAAATAACACCACCTGTATATTATCCTGGAGTATATTATGATCTGATGACAACTGAAGATATAGACTTTGGATCTCATGAAATATTTCCAAAAGACTGTGCTCATTCATTTTTAGGATGGCCACAAAATGCTGAAGGAACAGACGTTAACCCTTAATAAAAAACTTATGCCTACACCATCAGGAAATAATAAAACAAATAAAACTCACCGTAATAAGATTAAGAAATATAAACGTAAAGTTAATCAAGGTACTATACCTACTCCAGCAAAAAGTTATGTTAATATTGCTAAGACTACAGCAAAGGTTCATAAAAAAATTCATGAAAGCAGCGAGGGGGTAAGAAAGGCTACAAGAGCTATGACATATAGCCGAAAAGTGTAATAAAATAATTATATATTTGCAATTATGAAGTGGACACAAGATGCAACATATTATGGCGAGATAAATTACTATCAAACCTCAACAAAATAAAATGACTAAACAAGTGAAAGATACAGTAGAAGTAGCAATTGCAAACGGGGGTGCATTAGGATTAACATTAACGCAAGTAAACGACTGGCTTCAGTTTATTTCACTTTCACTTGCTATTATATTTACCATTTATAAGTTTATTAAAAAAGACAAGTAGTCATGAAATATTTTACCTTTAAGGAATTTGATTCCCCTGATGAAACAGGATCAGGTAAAAATATGGATCCCGACTTCTTAGACTTATTAGATCATGCAAGAGAAGAAGCGGATATCCCTTTTAAAATAACTTCAGGATACAGAACACAAAAACACAATCAAGACTTGCGTAATAGAGGTTACAAAGCAAGTATGAATAGTTCACATATGATAGGAAAAGCGGCTGACATTATGTGCATTAATGCAGCTGATAGATTGACAATAGTTAAGGCTTTAATAAATGTTGGGGTTACCCGTTTAGGGATTGCAAAATCCTTTATACATGCGGACGTAGACTCATCTAAGCCTGACGCAATATGGTTATATTAAGATGAAAAGAAAAGGAAAGAAAGTATGTTGGGAATACGGTAAAGGAAAATACTGTGGTACATTAATACCAAGTAAAGAAACAAAAACCCACAGATACGCAAGAACAGAAAACGGAAAGATTAAATCACTACCTAAGAAAAAATAATGCCAACACCAAGAAAAGGAAAAGCAAAAGTAAAAATTACTTCAAGCGGTAAGAAGGTTAGTTATGGTCAAGCGGGTAAAGCTAAGGGTGGAGGACCAAGAGTAAAGCCTGGTACCTCTAAAGGTGATTCATATTGTGCAAGAAGTTATGGGATAAAAATGGGATTACCTATTGGAAAAAGAAATGATCCTAATACTCCAAACAACTTATCTCGTAAGAGATGGAAGTGTGTAGGTAAAAAATCAAGACGATGATAAAAAATTTATTAGGAGGTCTTTTTGGTAAAGTTGTTGAGAATGCTGAGGGAATATTAGATGAAATAATCACAACAGACGAAGAGCGTGATAAGGCTAAGCTTGAAATAAAAAGAATAATGTTGGAAGCAGAAAGAGAAGCTTTCAATAAAGAAGTAGAAGATCGTAAAGACGCAAGATCTTTATATAAAGACGATGCTTTCATTCAGAAAATATTAGCAGCATTATTTACTATAGCATACTTCTTACTTACATATACTATGTTTAAATACTTTGTTCTACACGAAGTTGTTTTATCTGAATACGAAATAGGTTTTATATCTACCGTATTTGGAGCTATGTCGGCTAAAGTTAATACTATAGTTGATTTCTTTTTTGGAGGTAGTAGTAAAGAAAACAAATAAAACACATCCCAATCTTTTTATTATCTTTGTAAAAATTAATTACAAATAAAATTTAATAAAAATGAGTGCACAAAAAAAAATTGATGAAAAAGAATTAGCAAGTTTACAAGAGTTAAACACTGAGTTTAATAAATTTAAAACACAGTTGGGAGACTTAAGCTTACAAAAGCATGGGATTTGCTTAAGAGTAGAAGAGTTAAAAACAGAGTTTCAAATGTTAGAGAAAGCACTAATGGAGAAGTATGGTGTTGATTCTGTAATTAATCTTGAAACAGGAGAAATAAAACAAAAAGAAAAAGATGTCGAAAATAAGTAATACTACAGTCTATCCTACTATAACACCAACCTCTGATGATTTATTAATATTAACAGATGTTAGTGATAGTAATGCGACTAAGACTTGTAAGGTATCTAATTTTCAAAATATTAATGGTGGTGGTATAGCTTCAGTAACATTGAGTAAATCTCAAATTCTTAACCTACACACCCATCCTGTAGTTATAATTCCTGCACCAGGAGCAGGTAAAGCTATAGTTCCTTTTGGATCTTTAGTTATTACAAATACTTTCAACACAACAGCATATTCATATACTACCCCTAACCCAGGTTTTGTATGCGGTACAGCTATTTATACAACTGTAAATTCAACAGACTTAACAGGAGCAGCTACAGCTTCCTATGCATATAACATGCAGTTAACAGGCGTTAATACAGTTACAGATAACAACCCTCTTCTTTTCTCTACTTTTGGAGGCGTGTTTACTTTAGGAGATGGGACGATAACAATAAACTTACAATATAGAATAGTAGAAATATAAAGATATGGCAAAAATTGAAAACACTACTGCATACCCTACGGTACTTCCATCAGCAAGCGATTTACTGATAGGTACTGATGTTGATAATAATAATGAAACAGTTACATTTTTAGTAAGTGATATAGTAGGCGCAGGAGGTGTTGCTCAAGATTTACAATCAGTTTTAGACACAGGTAATGTTGCCACACAAAATATTACTCTTACAGGTAACATAATTGTTTTTGGTACTGTAGAGCCAACTACTATAACAGCAGGAGGTAGTACAGGGACATCGGGTCAAATATTAAGTTCAACTGGAACAGGTTTAGCGTGGATACCAAGTCCTTCAACTTCAGTTAGTAGCTGGGATGCCTCTTTAACTGTTGGAAATACTGCCACTCAAAAAGTTATTGTTAGTGGAAATACATTAGAAATAAAAGATGCAGGAGGTCAGTTACAAATAATAACTCCTGCTACATTACTTAACACAGGCACAAGTACTTTTACTGGCCAAGTAAATATTAATTCCACACAATTAAGTTTTAATACTACAGGTCAAATTAATGATAGTACAGGTAGTACAGGAACAGCTGGTCAGTGGTTAACAGTAGATGCAGCAGGAACAGGAGTAGAATGGAGTAGCACAATACCATCTACATCATGTTGCAATCTACAAGATACTTTAGCAGCAGGAGCTACATCGGTTGGTCAGAGTGTTACACTAAGCGGTACAAGCACGTGGACATTTGGATCAAGCAATAATATTTCTTCTGCAGGAACAAATACTTTTAGCGGAAACAATACTTTTAGCGCTACTGGAACTACATCATCAACAGCTGCTATTGCTTTGTCAGGAAGCTTATATGATGGGGTTACAACAGGGACAGCAGGACAGATATTATCATCAACAGGTTCTGGGGGTGTTTCCTGGATAACATTATCTGCATCAGCACAAACATTGCAACAAGTATTGACAGCAGGGAATTCTGCTACAGGAGCAAATGCAAATATTACATTAACAGGATTTATAGAGCCTGCTACCATACAAGATGGGTCATCATCATCAGGATCGGCTGGTCAATATTTAACATCAACAGGAACAGGATTGTCTTGGATAACCCCGCCAGCGTGTTGTACTTTAGATAACGTTTTAGCAGTAGGAGCTACTTCTACTACTTCTATTACCTTAACAGGTTCAGCTTCTTTAACTGTACCTACAGCTATACCAGGAGTAATTCAAGATGGCGTTGCAAGTGTTGGGACAGCAGGACAAGTTCTTACCTCTACAGGTACAGCCTTAGCTTGGTCTTCAGCAGCAGGAACAAATACTACATACGACTTAGATGTACCTGTTGGAACTACAAATATTACATTAACAGGAAGTGACGGTACAGCAGACCCTGTAACTTTATCAGCGGGAACAGGCGTTACTATTACCAGAAATAGTGCTTCACAGATGACAATAGCAGCAACAGGAGGCGCTGCTCAATTAAGTGGATTTATATTTAACGAAAGGTATTATATAAATAATACAGTTTCAATGACTAATAATATATATTACACATTAAATAGTAATCTTGATTTAGTAGCTGGTTATGGAACAAATGCTATTCACAATCCACTACCTAACATTCCTTCAGGAACAATATATAGTGTGCAAGATTTTTTAGCAGGACAAATTTTTAAAAATACAAATACACGTTGTCAGACATATCTTTCTATGGCGACTATTTGTCAAATTGATTTAGCAATTACAACTTCTGCAGATGCAGATATTAATGTTGAGTTCTGGAAAATAACAGGTCCTAAGTGTACTCCATCTTCTATGTTACCAATATCTTCTACTGATATATCAGTATCAGCAACAGCTATTAATTGTGCTACGGTAACTATTACGGGTAATCAAAATATTAATGTTGGAGATGCAGTTTTTATGACTATGAGAAGAACAGATACTAATATATCTTGGAAACCTAAACTATTAATGGATGTAAATATGGCGTTTGAACAAAATGTGCCATAATAATATATAATTAAATTAAATGAAATGGACATTAGAAAAATATCAATTGGCTCTGACTATAAGTCTGGAGCAATGCACTACATAGTCGGTCAAGAAGTTTTAGGCGGCTCACATACAATACATTTAATTCAAGGAAGTGAAAGGTCTTATAAGATCTGGATACAGAGAAATGATGAGATATATATGTGGAAAGAATTTTTAAGTACACTACCTATATCTTTAGAATTTAACATAAACTTCTAATGAGGTCTCCATATAACTTTATTGTTAAACCTTTAAACAACAGGAGGTATGACAATATTAAAAGTATAAGTGGTGTAGAATTTATCACCAGCTCTTCACAAGAAGATCATGAGGCTTCTAATAGATTTTCAGAAGTAGTCTCCTTACCTATTAATTATAAAGGACCTATAGAAATAGGAGATACTTTATTAGTACATCATAATGTATTTAAGTTTTATTATGATATGTATGGAAGAGAAAAAAGTGGTAGAAGTTTTTTAAAAGAAAACTTATTCTTAGTAGATAACGAACAGTTTTTTTTATACAAACAAAAAGGAAAATGGAAGGCCCATGGAAAGTATTGTTTTGTAAAGCCAGCTCCACTTACAGATTCTTATATTTTTAAGGGAGGCAGTGAAGAACCTTTATTTGGAACTATTAAATATATTAACCAAGAGCTTTTAGATTTAGGTGTAAAGGAGGGGGATCAAATATCATTTACCCCTGACAGTGAATATCCTTTTACAGTAGATGATGAAAAGCTATATAGAATGTTTACTAATAACATAACAATGATTGTATGATATATATACTGGATGATTTTATAGATAAAAAATTATTTGAAATAGCTAACGACTATTTAAAAAAAGGAAGTTGGACTGAGAAAAAAGCTGGAGATAAAAATTTTTATATTCAAGAGTCTAACGAAGAGTTTGATAATTATGTATTAAATAAACTATCTAAGTTTGAAGGTAAGAAACTATATAATATATTAAGTTTTTTTAGAATGTCTAATGCTGAGTTTGATGATGACTGGAGAATACATGCAGACGCTAAGATAAAAGGAGAGCGTCCAGATAGGGCTGCTGTTTTATATATGTCTCCAAGAGAATTAGAAGATTTACATGGGACTGCTTTTTATGAACACGATGTATATGGTAAGGAATTACCTATGGATATTAGCGATAAAGAATTTGATTTATTACTTACTGAAGATTCTGAGATGCTGGAGAAATGGAGGCTTTCATCTGTAGTGGGGTATCAGCAAAATAGAATTTTATCTTACCCTTCTAATTACTTTCATAGTAAATTTCCTAATACATCTTGGAAAGAAGGCAGAGAAGTTTATGTAATATTTTATAAATTTAAGTAATGGATACTAAAGAAATTAAAGAAGAAATAATAAAGGCAGGAGAGAAAGCTGTTAAACAATTAATCAAAGTAGCTAAAGAAGATATAATAAAGTATGAGTCTGAAGATCCGTTGGCTGCTGATAGATTAAAAAATGCGGCTGCTACTAAGAAGCTTTGTATTATGGATGCTTTTGAAATACTTAAAAGAATAGAAGAAGAAAGAGCAATGCTTAATGGAAACGTTGCAGAAAAGAAAAATAATACACCTAAAGGATTTGCAGAGTCAAGATCAAAATAAATTATATAAAGAAATAAGTAAAGTTATTCCTAACTCTGTTATATCAAATAAGAACAGAGCAAGGACATGGCTCTATGGTTATAATGAAAAGTATGATGTTGTTGTAATATCAAAAACAGGACAGATAGAAAGTGTGATTGATATAAATGGATTAAGGATTGCACTTCCAAAAGTTCCTAAAAATATATATAAAAGATCTAAAGATAAACAAGAGCAGTACTGGGAAGCGCATCCAATATCTAAAGAATTAAACAGGGTAAAGTCTATATTTCAATGGCACGAAACCCCTGATACATTTAAGTCTCAATGGGTTGACTATATAGAAGAAGAGTTTAATAGAAGAGAACAAGGATATTGGTTTATGAATAATGGTGTCCCTACTTATATTACTGGTACTCATTATATGTATTTACAGTGGACTAAGATTGATGTTGGTAATCCAGACTTTAGAGAAGCAAATAGAATATTCTATATTTTTTGGGAAGCATGTAAGGCAGATAAAAGAAGTTTTGGAATGTGTTATTTAAAAATAAGGCGTTCAGGATTTTCATTTATGAGCTCGTGTGAAGGTGTTAATCAGGCTACTATAACTAAAGATGCTCGTATAGGAATACTTTCAAAATCTGGATCAGATGCTAAAAAAATGTTTACAGATAAAGTAGTTCCAATATCTAACAACTATCCTTTCTTTTTTAAACCTATACAAGATGGTATGGATAAGCCTAAAACAGAGTTAGCTTATAGAGTTCCAGCGTCTAAGATTACTAAAAAAAACATGCACAATTTAGCTGAAGAAGAGTTAGAAGGTTTAGATACTACTATTGACTGGAAAAACACAGGGGATAATAGTTATGATGGGGAGAAGCTACAGTTATTATTACATGATGAAAGTGGTAAATGGGAAAGGCCTGATAATATATTAAACAACTGGAGGGTAACTAAAACTTGTTTACGATTAGGTAGTAAGGTTATAGGTAAGTGTATGATGGGGTCAACATCTAATGCTTTAGATAAGGGTGGTAATAATTTTAAATCTTTATATGAAGACTCTATGCCAAATAAACGAAATGCAAATGGACAAACTAAAAGTGGTTTGTATTGTTTGTTTGTTCCAATGGAATGGAACTTTGAAGGATACATAGATAGATATGGTATGCCAGTATTACATTCTCCAAAAACCCCAATAATAGGTATTGATGGGGAGCCTATATCTCTTGGCGCTATTGATTATTGGAAAAACGAAGTTGATTCTTTATCGCAAGATGCTGACGCATTAAATGAATTTTACAGACAATTTCCTCGTACTGAGTCTCATGCATTTAGAGATGAAAGTAAGCAGTCTATATTTAACTTAACTAAAATATACCAACAGGTAGATTATAATGATTCTTTAATTATTCATCATCATTTAACAAGAGGATCTTTTTCTTGGAAGAACGGTATAAAAGATACTGAGGTAATTTGGAGTCCTAATAAGCATGGAAGATTTTTAGTGAGCTGGACACCTCCTCCACATTTACAAAATAATATTGTATCACAAAGAGGAATTAAAAAACCAGGGAACGAACACATAGGTTCTTTTGGTTGTGACTCTTACGATATATCTGGAGTGGTAGTTGGAAAAGGATCTAATGGTGCCTTACATGGATTAACTAAATTTAGTATGGAAGACGCTCCAAGTAATGAGTTTTTTTTAGAATACATTGCAAGGCCACAGACAGCTGAAATATTTTTTGAAGAAGTATTAATGGCTTGTATATTTTATGGTATGCCTATACTTTGTGAAAACAATAAACCCAGGTTGCTTTATCATTTTAAAAATAGAGGTTACAGAGGTTTTTCTTTAAACAGACCAGACAAAACTTATAATAAATTATCTAAAACAGAAAGAGAATTAGGAGGTATACCTAATACTTCTGAAGACGTAAAACAATCGCATGCTTCTGCTATAGAATCATACATAGAAAAATATGTAGGAATAGATTTTAATGGAGACTATAGAGACGCTGGAGACATGGGTGTAATGTATTTTGGAAAAACATTAGAAGACTGGGCTAAATTTGATATTAGCAATAGAACAAAGTTTGATGCAGCTATAAGTTCAGGATTAGCTATCATGGCCAACCAGAAGCACTTATACACACCGTCTAAAGAAAAATCAAAAATAAGTATTAACTTTGCGAGATATAATAATTCCTCCAATAAAAGTCAAATAATTACATGAAAGAAGTCAATATAAATATAAAGTCAACAGCCTTCCCAGATCAATTCACGAGTGATGCTAAAAAAGCCACTGATGAATTTGGGTTACAAGTTGGTCAAGCTATACAGTATGAGTGGTTTAGAAAAGATGGAGGAGGGTGTAGATTTTATAATCAATGGCAAGAATTTCATAGGTTAAGACTGTACGCAAGAGGCGAACAACCTATTGCTAAATATAAAAATGAATTAGCAGTTGATGGAGATTTATCTTATTTAAATTTAGATTGGACTCCCGTTCCTATCATACCTAAGTTTGTAGATATAGTTGTTAATGGTATGTCAGACAGATTATTTAAAATAAACTGCGTTGCTATGGACGCTATGTCTGCTGAAAAAAGAAATCAGTTTCAAAGTATGGTAGAGAGAAACTCAATTTCAAAATCATTATTTCTTCAGATAGAACAAGACTTTAAAGTACCTATGTTTGATGTTGATCCTAAAACACTACCTGAAACGGATAGTGAAATGGAATTATATATGCAACTTAATTACAAGCCAGGTATAGAGATAGCTAATGAAATTGCTATTAATACTATGCTTGAAGAAAACCATTATGTAGATACTCGTAAAAGAGTTGATATGGATATAACAACTTTAGGTATAGGTATTACAAAACATATGTTTCAATCTGGTGATGGCATTAGAGTAGAGTATGTTGATCCAGCAAATGTTGTTTACAGTTACACAGAGGACCCATATTTTAAAGACACATTTTATTGGGGAGAAATAAAAACAGTTCCAATTGGAGAGTTAGTTAAGATTGATCCAGATATAACTAATGAAGACATGGAGAAAATATCTAAGTATAGCCAGTCATGGTATGACTACTATAACGTAGCGGCTATGTATGAGAATAGTATGTTCTCAAGAGATACTTGTACTTTACTATATTTTAATTACAAGACAACAAATAGTTTTGTTTATAAGAAAAAGAAAGTTTCAGAAGGAACTTTTAAAACAGTAGAGAAGGACGACCAATTCAATCCTCCACAAGAAATGATGGACGAAGGAGAGTTTGAAAGAGTAGAAAAAAGAATTGATGTTTGGTATGAGGGGGTTATGGTTATGGGTACTAATATTATATTAAAATGGGAAATGATGGAGAATATGGTGCGTCCAAATTCTGCTAATCAATTTGCTATGCCTAACTATGTAGCGTGTGCTCCAAGAATGTACAAAGGAACTTTAGAGTCTTTAGTTAGAAGAATGATTCCTTTTGCAGACTTAATTCAAATATCACATTTAAAGATTCAGCAAGTTGTTTCTAAGGTTGTTCCAGACGGTGTATTTAT